TTTGCAAAAACATACTACCCTACAGTTTATAATGATTTTAATGAATCTTCACCAGCAATGATGATGGTAGAAATGGCAGCATATGTTGGAGATGTATTAAATTATTATATTGATGATACTTTTAAAGAAAGTTTATTACCATTTGCACAAGAAAAAAATACGATTTATAATATAGCACAATCGTTAGGATACAAACCAAGATTTATTACACCGGCAATAGTAGAATTAACTTTAACACATACGGCACCTGCCAGTACAGACGATAATTTAGAACCAGATTGGGATTATGCACTTAATATTAGATATAATTCTCGTGTTTCAAGTGATACTACTGGAGTGGATTATAGATTATTGGAAGATTGTAATTTTAAAGTAAATAGTTCTTCGAGTCCAAGAACGTTTGAAGTATCAGCAACTGATAGTACTGGAGCTCCAACCCGATATAAAATAACAAAACGAGTTAAGGCAATTAGTGGAGAGGTTACTTCGGAAACATTCCCATTTGGTTCAGCTACAAAGTATGATAGTATTTTATTAGGTAAAACTAATATCACAGAAGTAATTTCAATAACAGATAGTGACGGAAATACTTGGTATGAAGTTCCATTCTTAGCACAAGATACTGTATTGAGTGATTTTGAGAATAATATAGACAATGATAAAAATTTAGTACAATTTGCAGGTACAGCACCATATGTTTTAAAATTATTAAAAACTTCTAAACGATATGTAACATTTCGTAGACCCGATAAAAAAACAGAATTAAGATTTGGTGCAGGAATATTGGTTGCACCCGACGAAGAAATAGTACCAAACCCAACTTCAGTAGGTAGTAATCTATCAGGGTCACCAACTAAATTAGGAATTACTTTTGATCCTTTGAATTTTACTAACACGAGAGCATATGGAGAAGCACCTTCCAATACTGTATTGACAGTCACATATGCACATGGTGGTGGTGTAGGACATAATGCTAAAGTAAGAGATTTAAATGCGTGGTCTAATTTGGTCTACGCGGCAGTAGATTCTACATTAACCACATCAGAAGTTACTACTGCTAAAAATTCATTAACCGTAACCAATCCGAGTCAGGCTACTGGAGGCCAGAGTGAAGAATCTATTGAGGAAATTAGAAATAATACATTAGCCTTCTTTCAAGCACAAAGTAGGTCAGTAACAAAAGAAGATTATGTGATTAGATCATATACACTTCCACCTAAATATGGTTCTATTGCTAAGGCATATGTGGTACAGAATGATTTATTAGATGTGGGTGATACTACGGAATCTAATTGGATACACGGCTACAAATAAATTAACTCTTTGTAATAATTTGGTTAAACAAAATTTAGCCAGATATCTTGGAGAAACGAGAATTTTGACAGACGCAATTAATATTAAAGATGCATATATTATTAATATAGGAATAAAATATACTATATTGGTTAATAGGAATTTTAATAAATCTGAAGTATTATTGAGGGCAACAAAGGCTATACAAGACCATTTTAGAATTGAGAAATGGCAAATCAATCAACCGATAGTAACAACCGATATAGCAAATCTTATAAGTGATGTAGACGGTGTTGCCGGAGTTGTACCACCAAAGACAGACAACCCATTTAATCTACCAGTTGTTATAGAAAACAAATGGAATACTGCTAAGGGATACAATGAAGTATTATATGACTTTACTGATCCCACGGTAGTTAAAAATGGAGTAATATATCCAGCTAAAGACCCATCAATATTTGAAATTAGATTTCCAAATGTAGATATTGAGGGTAAAATAGTTGGTGATGTATATTAGGAGATAATTAAATGCATTATTTTATATACGCAGATGCAGACGCTACACTTTATGAGGGTAGTGCAACACAAAGTAGAAATACTGGATTAGATGAAATATTAGAAGTTCGTAAAGATATGAATGATTCGGGTACAGTAATTAATGTATCTCGAGCATTAATTAAATTTGATTTGACAGAAATTTCTAGGTCAGTAGTAGATGGATTAATACCCTCTACTGCAAAATATTTTTTAAATCTTTATGATGCTGGTTCAACTGGATTAACTTCAACTTCACAACTTTTATACGCTAACATTGTTTCACAATCTTGGACAGCGGGAGAAGGTACTTTTCACGATGATCCTGAAACGACTGACGGAGTTAGTTGGAGATACAGAGTAGGTCAAACCGATGGTACTCAATGGATAAGTGGTAGCAATGATACAGGTGGAACTTGGTATAGTGGAAGTGCTACAGGCGGACAATATTTAAGATTTGCCTCACAATCTTTTGATTATAACAGTATAGATATGAGAATGGATGTTTCAGAACCCGTTAAGGTGTGGATTTATTCTGGCTCTGATTATTCAAATGAAGGGTTTATTATAAAAAGAAGTGGAAGTGTTGGTAATGATGATTCTAATTGTCCAGAGGCAGATTCTGAAAGATATGGACAATTTAAATTCTTTTCAAGAGATACCAATACAATCTACCAACCAAAGTTAGAAGTAGCTTGGAAAGATTTTTCATATGGTACTGGGTCTAACACTACTTTAAGTGGTTCTCAATTAGACGATATAGTTTTTTATATGAAAGGTAATAGAGATGTATATAAAGAAAATTCAAAAATAAAATTTAAACTAGCAGGTAGACAACGATATCCTGCAAAAACTTATGAGACTACTCCACGAGCATTACAAATAAATACTTTTCCAAGTGGAACTCTATTCTATTCTGTTAAAGATGCACTAACCGAAGAAACAGTAATACCATTTGATCAATATTCTGCGGTGAGTTGTGATACATCTGGACATTACTTTAATCTTTGGTTAAATGGATTACAGGCAGAGAGATATTATAAACTATTATACAAATTTGTAAGTGGTAGTGGAACTGCTAATGAGATTAATGATATTCATGATAATGACTTTACATTCAAGGTTGAGAAATAATGCCATATAAACAAAGTGAGTTACCTAATGTTCCTTTATATAGTTCATTAAAACAAAAACAATTTTCTGATAATTTTGATAAAATGATGACGTATGTAGATAACTATATAGAAGAAACTAGCCAACAAGATACAAAGTATCCCACGATAGAAAATGATTCAGGACAATTATTATGTTTTGGTTCTGGAAGTGGGGAAAATTTTGATACAAATTGGCAAAAGGTTGTAGTTCCAAACACTATACCAGATATAGATGAAGATTTAATACCATTACATATTAATATAACCTTCGAAAACTTCTAATGTCAAGTATTTTATTACAAGAAGATCTTCAAAATTTATCTCAAGGTAAAGTCATATCGGGCGGATCTAACACTACTGGATTTGGTACTTCTGTTACAGATTTACTTATAGTAGGAGGCCAACCGATTTTAAATGATTTTGCAATAATTAAAGTTATAGATTCTGGTGGTACAGAGATTTTATTATCACAAACATTTAAATCTACTGCATTTGATTTAGATTCAGACGGTAAAGTTATCTTTAATATTGGTAATCATTTAAGAACACTTGGATTCGATCAAGGAACTTATAATGTACAATATGAATTTTTAAGAAGAAAAAGTGGATTACCAGGCGCCCATTCAATTGATTTAACAGGTGAATTTTACAATGGCCCTATTACAACTACAGAAGATGGTAATAGATATAAGGATGTGTTAGATGAGACCACCATATTGGGTTCGGTTGATGCGGGATTAGAAATTAATAATATCTCAGCGTTACGAGATGAAGTTATTATATCACCAAATATAGATATTACTAATGAAACGTATTTAGAAGAAACAGATTTATTATTTAATCCAACTTATACATATTATTTAAGAACTGAAAGTCCAAACTCACAGAAAATAAATGATATAGACCTAATAACAGAACAAAATTTTGGTTCATCTGGAACAGGAGTAAGGTCTGGACAAATAGCACATGGAGATAATTCTATAGAGTTTGGTACGGCTTCCCCCACTAACGTAGTTACACGAGAACAATTTGATAAATCTTATGTTGAAGGAACTACAAGTGTTATATTACGAGATGTGTTTGTTACCACCGTTGAACAAGTACCAAAGACAGAAATTGTAACGAAAACTGAAGTAGAGGCAAGACCACTCATACCACCCGTGGGATCTCAAACAGGAACAATTAGTGATTTGGCACAATGGATATATGATGGAACTGCAGATTCTTGGCTTCCTAATCTTGGTGTATTACAACAAGATGCAACTGGGGCGTTTTTAAGTAATAAGTTGGTGGTTGGAATGTCTTTAAAACAGGCAATTCAACAGAATCATATACCTCTTTTCATTGATATGTGGGAAGAATTGCAGCACGAAGCAAGGTCTAATGATAACACCATAGAGGTAGAATATCACAATAGGGCTCAAGAGTGGTGGATTAAAAATAGAGAAGTATTAAGAAACTTTAAAGATATTAATGGTCTGACTATGAATTGGGATGATTATGGTATCTTAGCCAGTTCCGCTAATAGAATAACACGCACCCAGATGCAGAATTGGATGAGTGATTGGGGTACTTTAGATGGTACTGTAAATGATTTAGCAGGTTATTTTTATCTGACTGATGAGTATGATTTAGGAGATTTACAAGCAAGACAAGACACAGTAACAACTTTTGAAGAAGTAAAAAGATATGCTGACTATATGGGAAAAATTTCGAGTGTTAGTTATGATGGAGAGTTTCTTAATAGAATAGTATTAGAAGAAACACCAAAAGAATACGCTGAAAGAAATGGTTTATTTTTATACGAAGAACCAACTAATGATACACTTTATGTAGATAAACCTATGTTTTTTAGAACAAATAAATCTACTGTGAGTAATCTGAGAACATATATGTATTTTGGAGATGGTTATAGAAGTTTAGTAGTTAATAATAAAAATGGTGGAAGTATTGGTATTTTCAAATTATATCAACCGTTACCAGAAAGATATGATATAGGAAGTACTTGTCAAATAGTAGAAGAAGTAATACCTAATCAGAGTTTTGGTGTAGAGTTAATTCCTTGGATAGAGACTCCATTACCCTCAACTATATTATTGCCCCCTGGTTCAGATGATGTATCTGAAACAGAATTATCTTTTCAAAGTAGTTCTCTTTATAGGGATATTATAAATAAAGTAATTAGTGGAAGTGTAAATGAAACAGAATTAAATGTTGATTATTCTGAGTATGATAATTTTGTACATTTTAGTTCGGCAGAAAAAAGATTATCAAATTTTAAATATAAGTTAGAAAAACTTGAAGGATATGAACAAGAAAGTTCTTCTATTAGTGGATTATATACAGGCTCGGGAGCTTTAGGAAATGATCCCAACACGGTAGTGACTGGTTCACAACAAAAATTAGATTCCTTAGAATTACAAATAGATGAAGTTAAGAATAATTTTGATGGGTATGAAAAATATCTTTATTATGAAAGTGCTTCTTTTACCACCAGTAGTTTTGGAATGCATTATGAGGCTACTTGGCCCAAAGAGAATACTTCAAAACCATATGTATTATATAATTCTACAGCATCTATAGCATCTACTTGGTATGAAAATCAAAAAGTAAGTGCGTCAGATTATGATTATTATAATAGAGATTATTTAATTTATCATATGCCTGACCATATATCACGAGATAGTGAAAATGAAGTATTTTTAAGATTAGTAAAAATGTTAGGACAACATTTTGATAACATTAAAAACTATATTGATGAATTACCCTCAATTTATGATAGGGAAGAATCATTAACGAAAGGACTACCTAAACAATTAGCTTCTACGATAGCTAAATCTCTTGGTTGGCAATTATATGATGGTTATGATTTAGTACAATTAGATGAATATACAACTGGTAAATTAGTTGGCCAAGATAATACTATAACATCTTCCTCATCTGTACCATTAGAAGATGTTAGTAAGGAAGTATGGAAACGAATATTAACAAATATGCCATTGTTTTTAAAGGCTAAAGGAACATTAAAGGCATTAAAAGGATTGATAACTTGTTATGGTATTCCATCTACAATATTAAGAGTTAGAGAATATGGTGGCCCAACTAAAAATGAAGTTAATCCCAACTATGAGGCAATACGTAGATTTTCAAAGGCGTTAGATTTTAAACAAGCTCAATATGTTCACACAAAATGGTCAGGTTCAGCCGACACTGGTATGAAACCAAAAACGGTTGAGTTTAGATTTAAGGCAGTATCAAGTTCTAATAGACATAAACCATGGACAGGCGTATGGTGGTAGTAATTATGCTTTTACAGCTGGTTGGACTGGTGGTGAAAAAGATCGTCCATCAGGTTGGGCAGTTTGGTTAAAAGACAATGGTTCAGTTGATAATATGGCATCTATCGTGTTCTCAATTAGTGGGTCTGACTCATCTGGTTCTCACACCGGCGAACTAATGCGGAAAGAAGTTACAAGTTCGTTACTACCATTTTTTAATGGAGATTTTTGGTCGGTGATGTTACGGAAAGAATTAGTTAATGATGAGATATTCTCTACAAGAATACATTCTGGTTCCGTAGGAATGGTAACAGGTTCACATAATTTTGAAACAGGAAGTTTACAAACACCATTTGAATCCGTTGGTGCTGGTGGAACATTAGAAGTTGTTTCACAAAGTTCTTATATTTTTGATGGTAGTTATAGTTTAGGATTTAAAAATACAAAGTCAAGTGGAGAAGCATACACTTATCCATATACAAATAATGATGATGGTACTAATGTAAGTCCTTACGGAGATGCAAGAGTAGCATCCGCATCATTTGCTGAGGAATTTGATTTTAGTGTTTATGCACGGTCTAAAACTGGTGGTGCTCAATTACAAATGTGGATTATGGAGTTGGGTGAAAAAGGAAATATATTAGAAGAAAGTTATACATATTATCCATCCCAAAAGAAAAATTGGGGATATGGAGCATTACATCCTGCATCATATGGTATTGGGACTAAGTGGGAAAAATATACCGTTAGGGCAAAAATATCACACCCACAAACAAAATTTATTGGAGTGAGATTAGATAATGAAACAAACGGACAAACAATATATTTTGATAAAGGAGAGTTAAGACAAGTAGGAACTGATTCATTAAAGTTTGATATAATTGCTAAACAATTTGATGCGGGTAGAGATGTTATTCAATACCAAACACGTGAATCACTTATTATTGATGGTAGTTGGGAACAAGATGGAAATTTATTTATAGGTGGTACAACAAGGGCTCAAAATTGGTATGGAGGATTCGTATCAGGATCTACTCTTAGTGCAACTAGTTCTTCATTGAGTGGTTCAATGATGGAATTTAGATTGTGGAGTACTGCATTAGATGAACAACATTTTGATACACACGTGGAAACACCACAATCTTTCGTAGGAAACAATTTTACAGGTTCAATGAACGAGTTAGTACAACGATTATCTTTTAATGAAGATAAAAATCATGGAACTGGAGGAGCAGATAGTGAGAAATCTATTAGAAATACGGCAGCAAATTCTAATTATCCATACTCAGGTTCTGCAAAAGGTTTCGCAGATGAGAACAACTATTCAAATGTAGTAGATAGATTGAAAATGCCATTACCAACAATTGGTGGAATAAGACGAAGTGCAAATAAAGCAAGGATTTCACCTCGACAATTAAAAGATGAGTTTAAAGGTAGTTTGAATTTATCAACAAAGTATAGAGTTGAGAAAAGTGTAGGTTCAATAGAGACAAAAGATTCAGAAAGATTAGGAATATATTTCTCTCCAGTTGATGTTATTAATGAAGATATTATTTTTACTTTATCAGATTTAGATTTAGAAGATAAGTTAGGTGACCCAAGAGATAATGCAAGAGAAACCTATGATAAGTATGGTGGATTGAAACAAACTGCAGATAAGTATTGGAGAAAGTATAATGGTAGTAATAACTTTTGGGATTATTTGAGATTAATAAATTATTTCGACCATAGCGTTTTCAGTCAAATTAAGAAATTAATACCTGCCAGAGCTAAAGCAACCGTAGGAGTATTGATTGAAAATAATATATTAGAACGTAATAAAATTGCACGAGAAACAACTTTTAGAGAATATCCAGTATTTGAAGATACATTAACTAAATTGAGAAATAGTGGTAGTGATGTATTTGAATTATCCGCTGAAAATCCCGTAATAGAGAATGAAATAGAATATATGGGAATATTGAGTGGTGATAATTTGGCAGAATTAAAGTATTTTGAAGATTATATAGAGAGAAAGGTAAGTCATTTTGGTTCAATAATGAGTTTTGGACATATGACAAGAGGTTATGGAAGTGATTATTCAGGAAGTTATGTGAGTCAGGGTGGAGTTAGTTCAATATTTACTGAAAGTATTGCTATGATTGACGAACAAAGAACATCTAAATTTAATCAAGAGAAAGTATTTACTTATAGTACTAAAGAACATTTTTTACAATCAAGTGCAAGTGGAGTATCGTTTAATTCATCAAGTTATGAAAATCAGGTGGATGATGTTTTAGCATTAGAACGGTTACTATTTATAGGATGTAGAAATACTAAAGAAACTGCACTACCTTCTAAGGATTTAAGTGGGCAAATTGTCTATGATGCAGTCACTATGGTATTAACCAATCCATATGTGGCAACCACTACTGATTCGGCAAATGTTAAATTAACAACCGAATTAGATACAGG